TACGGAGTGGGGTTAGTGGGCTGAACGTTAAGTTCCTGCATGACTTAAATCCTTGAGCTCTAGGATATACTTACACTGACATTACCGATTTGTCCAAATCCAATTGCAGGAAGAGGAGCAACGCGTGTGACGGGCGGGAACTGAGCAGAAATAAACGTAACCCCAAGGATAACCGAGGGTGTAGCTGGGATAGCCGGAGTAACACCGGGGGACGCAGTAACCGCTGGAAGCTGCTCAATTGTGACGGCAGTATTTGATACGCGCCACATAATCTCAACGTAGTGATTAGCAGTCGTAATATCGACCATGATCGGCGTAACAGCCACGAGATAAGACGGATCGCCAGTAGACTTGCGCGCCGGGATGGCAAAGCGTGTATTGGTATTGGCAACGTCGGTGCCGTTTTTACGAAGCCAAACGTCTATTGTTTCGAGGTCGTTGTTCGTATTCTTGAACTGGATGCTATAGACGATGTTATAAATGCCCGGCTGCGCGAACGTAATCCGCGAGTTGCTAACTACCGAAATACCGTCGGGAAAGTCAGTGGTGCTGTAAGTAACAGCGTAGGCATTAGCTACACTGGCAGCAGTCTGGTCGCTGTTGCTTATAATCTGGTTATACGGCGTGTTTAAGTAGCGCCCGTCGCCATAGAAGTAACCCCCATAGAAGTTATCCCCCATGAGATTGGTAACTTCGGCGTTATGTGCCTGAAGCGCGTTGATGTCAGCGTACTCAATGTCAGTACGCCCTACGTTGAGCAGATCAACCTGCCCATTAACCGCAGTCAGATTGGTCGTGGTCGTATTAACAGCGGTAAGATCAGTGATCGTCCCCGTAGTCGCAGTCAGATTGGTGGTAGTGACATTAACTGCGGTAAAATTAGTACCGTCAAAATCACCGCCGTAAAAATTATCAGCCCGATAAGACTGCGCTTGGTTGGGGGAGAACGAATCCAACTGCGAGAAATAGAGCTCGATGACACGGATAAGCTGCCGCACATATTGCGGATCGTACTGAGCAGGCGGGTTAGGAAGCGGAGCAGCTTTAAATTTTTCCAGTGCCATTACCTACGCCCATCCGAACGGGCGTCGAGGCGCGGGGCACCCAACTGCCATTGCACACCAAGGTTTTCCGACTGGATTTTAAACGCCATTTGGCGCGCACGTGCCCGGATAAAAATCTGGTCCGTGTACTGATCCACCGAAGTTTCGACGACGAGCTTGCCTTCGCTGGGGTCGCTGGAAAGCGAAGAACCCGGGAAGTTGCGCGCCCTGATCTGCATGGTAACGTCCGGCTCGTTAGCCGTAGAGCCATTAAACCCGATGTCTGGAATGACGCGACGGCACAACATAAACTGCTCGCCATCTTCAATATCGAAGTCAGATGACTGGATATATGACACCATTGGGGCAGCATCGTCGTCGATACCATCTTCGTGGTTATAAGTGTAACCAGCAGCAAAGTCGGTCAGAGGTGTGTTGGCAGCCTGCGGATACCGCTTCAGTGGCGTATCAAGCCAAGCAGTCCGGTCAATTGTGCCATAATACCAAATCTTTTCGAGGTGGTTATAGACCACATAAGCGTTGTTGTAGTCGCTGTTGGCTGTTGGGTAGAACCACCAGACTTCGTTCCATTGCTCATTAGTGCCGCAGACAATCTGGTCCGATTGCGTGACGTTGAGGTTTTGGAACACGTGATTGCGCAAGGTACACGGCAACGTCTCAACACGGCCTGTATAGGCGTAGAACTTATCTTGGCCCATCCAGTAGGTGATATTAGCTGCCGTTGCCATCGCACGTGGCGAAGCAACCGAGATATTGTCGGCGTATTCCTGCAAGCCAAACACGTCAGTCGTGCCGAGGAACTGAAGCGTGAACAGGTGGCTGTCCGTCCAGACCAAGATTTCCTGACGTGTTGGCAATGCGCGAACGATACGGGAGCCGCGAGACACACGGATATCACCCGCCGTATTGGTAGCTGTAGGTGTCCAGTCAGCAGGTGTATCTTGGTCTGCCCAGCGGATCAGTAGCGGGTCAAAGTCAACCGGATTAGTCGAGCCAAACGGCACAGCGCCAAAGGCAATCAAATGCTTGTCCTGCTGGGACACCAGCAACTGCATGACCTTAACTGGCACAGCGTTGGGGTCAAAGGCGTTATCAGTGGCATACTGCTGTAGCGTAATAGCCCGAGTAGCCAGCGCATTTGACGGGTCTACCGTTGTGCCGCGCACCCACCAGTAGGGCTCCCCGTTACGGATATTTAGCACAAGGTCGTTGTCAAAGTTATCAAACCACCAGTCGCGCTGCGGCAAATAAACAGGTTCAGTCGAGCCAAGACCCCATGCGCCACGTGACCAAGTGCCGGTACCCCAGCCATAGCCAGCCGTGTTAATGGCGTTGCCCGGTGGGATTTCGAAGTCAATCTGAATGGCAGTACCGCCGCTACCGCTCACGTTTGACGTAACGGTGCTCGATACAGTGAAGGTAAACACAATACCGCTAACGACGGTGATCTCATGATTGCCGTTAATTTCACTAGCGGGGATACCACCTACCGGACCCACGACACCTGAGATTTCAACAAAGTCACCTGTGCTCGCAAGGTGGGGATTAGGTAGCTGTACGGTAATCGTATTAGGTGCAGTAGTATCAGTATAGATGCAGTTATCCGTGTCCGGCGTATTCAGCGTCGGATCGACAAGCCGCAGGGGGGTAATGTTGTAGTAATAGCCAGCGTTCTCGATGTACGCCTTCTGATGCGTACCGAGCGCCATGAGGTTGTCAGTGTAGGTCGTGACCCAGTTCCACATCTGACGGCAAACGCCTTGAAATGTATTGGGTGTAGCCTTCTGCCAGCCGCCAATCTTCTCAGGGTAGCCCGAGCGGAAACGAATTTTGTCGCAGTCCCACCAACCGCCTTCGTTCGAATAGTCGGTCTGATCGCGGTTTACGCCGGGTTTGAACTGTAGCTTGATGAACGCCATGGCTCTCCCCTACGCGTAATACTGGAAGGTAATGTAACCGCCGCTGTCCGCAGCAGGAGACATAGTGTAAGTTTGTCCCGGAGTCACAGCCACATTTGTGGTAGTGATTGGCGTAGCTGCGCCCCCCACTCCACCGGGATAAGTATTTCCAAACGCAAAGGATGTTCCACCCGTAGTCTCAGGCGAAGAGAAATAAGCCTCGCCATTGAAATACCATTCGGTCCCATAAGAACGGATAATTGTTTGCGACGTATTGTCCCATGGACCAGAACTCGCGGTCATGGTGCCACGCACTCGCCTACTTTGGAAATCGCCGCCCTGCGTGTAGTATTTTGAAGTGATGGGGTTCCAATAGTATATGGAAGGTGCCCAAACTATGGTTCGGTCCGCAGTGCTAGAGTTAAGCCCAGCTAATACTGCCCGGGCTTCGTTGGTAGCATATTCGTAGGTTGTGAACCCATCCACAGTACCCGCTGACCCGCTGAAAGTACCAGCGGCTGCAACATAACCAATTTGATTGGGTGCCCAGAACTCGCTCGCTGGGTCTCCGTTACCGCCCGCACCAGTCAAAACAATTAGGTTTGTAACCCCAGCAGGTGCAGTCCAGCTACCCGGTGACGTAAAAGTCGCCGTTTGCAAGTTAAGTGGGGCCGCACCGAGCAACCCGAAACCCCTAGCACTTGCTGCACCTCGACTGGTTAGCGTGGGCATCCCTTAGTCCTTAAGCAAACTTGGTCTGCGAAGCGAGAACAGTATAAGTCGAACTGCCCGTCTTGATGACGGTGTAGGTGTAAACGTCGATGCTGCTGGTATTACCTGCACTTGGAGCAACGCCATTCTGCCAGCGAGTTGTGACGCCCGAGGTTGTGCCGTCTACCTGCACCGAAATGTTGTAGTAGGCAGTGCCGCCGTTAGTCGAAAGGAATGCAACCGTAAGAGATTGCCCCGTCGAAAGCAGCGAATTGAGCGTCGTCCCGCTATTCCCACGGATATTAATGGTCCAGTTACCCGACGCATTGGTCGTGTAATAAAGAACTGACTGTGTGACAGCATCAAAGTTGATTGTACCTGTCGAGGCAGTCGCGCTGATGGTAGCGCCCTCAATCATATACGCCAACGGCTGGAGCGACGTGATGTCCGTGTTAGTCCCCGACTTGGCCGCACTTAGTGCAGACCGCGCAGCCGTTGCAGTATTGCCACCAGTACCGCCAGAAGCCACTGGGAGAGCCGAAGCAAGCGTCAGCGATGAGAGGTGCGTCGTGGCATCCACCACATCAGTGCCGTTATTGTAGACCCACATGGTCTTACCAGCAGGGACCGTGATCCCCGAGCCAGCAGCCGTCTTGACTAGCACGCTATCAGCGCAGGTGTTGTTGACGATGTAGACCTTCTCAATGCTAGGTACGACCAGATTGCGTGTCGAACCGCCAGTGGTGCCGATCAAGTTCAAACGCAGGTTACGAGCTACCTGCGTTGTGTTTGTATCCGAAAGCGTAAGCGTGACGTTGGCGCTTGCGAAGGTGACGTTAGCCGAACCTACAACAGCCTCTTCCAAAGCAGTGCCAAGGTTGACGTTCGTGACGTTACCCCACGTGGCGAGGTTCTCGCCCGTTGCCATAAGCTGTAGTTTGAGGTTGCTATATGTGCTCGACATGTTCGGTCCTTACGTCGGTATCTCTGTCCAGTTCGGGGTTTGCGCGTCGTTAATTTGACCCCATACCAGCACAGAAGTCAGCGAAGCATTTGCAGCTACGCCAGTTACATATACATTCATATTGATAGCGATGAAAGGTGTTCCAAGCGCACCGGTTGCCTGTACCCCTGTGGGTCGCACACCGCTCTGGTAACGGATCGTTCCGGTAAGCCCGGTCCCGCTTACACCTGTGACTTCGACGGTAGCCTTAGCTCCAACAGTAGCTGTGCCAATTTGACCCGTACCCGCCACGCCATCTTCGATGATGGTGCCGTAAGCAATGACGTTGGCTTGGCCGATTTGGCCGGTAGCTTGTGCACCTTGGAGCGGGATGTAGGAACCAGCAGTGACAGATACCGTACCGATTGCGCCCGTACCGGTTACACCGTCCTCCACGATGATGGAGTCAGCATCGACACTAACCGTAGAGACGTAACCGACAGCGGACACACCAGTAACTGCAACGGAGTTAACCGGATTAACCGTGCCAACTTGACCTGTACCCGTGACGCTGGAAACTTCGGCACCTGCACCCGCCGCAACGGACACAGTACCTACTTGGCCTACGCCCTGCACTGAGCCGACAAGGTATCCAACAGCCGCTTCCGCGTTCCCAATTTGGCCGGTGCCCGCTACGCCTGTCAGGGTGACATCAACGTCTACGATGCCAAGGGCTGCAAAAGGTGCAGCAGCAAATGGGTTGATGCCGAACATCTAGGTATTAGCCGCCCAAAAACTGAGAAGCCGCAGCGGCAACTGCGGCGATGGTTCCAAGGATACCAGCCAGTTTAGCTTTTGGACCGATCTTCGGTTTGGTGCCATCCATCGGCAGGATGCTGCTAACGGCCTTCTTAGCAACTACCTTCTTAACGATATTCTTGAGGTTCATAGTTTCCTCCTTAGAGCCAAGAAGCGAACTTCTTGGTCTTCATCTTGCGGTCTTCGAGGCCGTGTGTGCCCCCATTGATCCGCTTGGTAAGCTGCAAGATAGCAGCATCTGTAATGCCTTGGTCGCAGATCGACCACAATTTGTTCTTGTCAAAGAACCACAAGGCGCTCTCAAACGCGAGTTCGGTTGCCACCAAATCAGGGTTCGTCATGACGTCGGGGCGATTGATATAGTCAGCAAACGCTTGGTAATTCGCCCGGCCAGTCAATTGGAGGGCACCCCGACCTTTGAAAGCGAAACCGTCGCCTGATGATTCAGGGCCGTTGCTCATGCGGTTAGCATAAACGCGGTTGGCAATCTTGGCAGGCTGACGGGCATAAGCGTTCGCCAGTTCCGCAGTTGGGAAGTACTTACCAAAAATATTGCGCAAGCCCTGCGCCGAGTAATTCAGGTTCTCGGAGAACGCCTTAAATCCACCGCTTTCATGCGCGCACTGCGCAAAGAAGTGGGCAGCCCGGTTGCGGTTGAGCTTGTAGTAGTTGGCAGCAGCCTTCAGTGTGCCGGGGCCAAAAGCCCCGTCAGCCGTTACGCCAATCTTTTGCTGGAGGTTTACGAGGCTCATTTGTTCGGGTTCCTCCAATCAGGAAAGTCATTCTCGTCCACAACGCCGTCACCATTTGCGTCGTAACGCAGGTCATGGCGGTGAATTTCCCAAGGCTGCAACTCACCGTCACCATTCTCGTCGAACGGCTCTTCGAGGTCCATAGCAGGTTCTTCCTTCTTTTCGAAGAAAACTTCCTTGGGAGTATCGTCGTCGTTGGTCACAACAGACACATTTACCGGGGTTTCGACATTGGTGCGCTGAGCAAGTTCAGGAATTTCCGTAGCCTGCGGCTCACCCTTCATGCCCATCAGTGTGGCATAGGAGCCAGCGACGGCACTGATGACAGAGGTCATGACGTAGCCAAGCAGGCCGAAAACCTTCTCGTTGTCAACGATGTCGTTGGACACAAATAACCCGGCAACCATGGCAAGGGTGATGAGCATGATAACGGCAGCCATCGTATAGGCCGCGATCATCAACGCTTTAATTCGGGCGGTGACTAGCTGGTCTTCCATCAATTATCCCTTTCGGCCAGCGGGTTCGCCAGCGTTTTGGTAATCTTGTCGTTGACCTGTGCCTCCAACTCCTTAACGCGGCGTTGTTGCTCAAGGTCTTGGGCTCGTAGCTCTTGTATAATAGCACGCTGAGATTGCAATGTCTCCCTCTCAGATACTTGCGT